CAGGACGATTATCGTTCGGCGCGTATGCTTGCCAGATCGGGAGCGCTTGCTCTGCAAAATCAGCGGCCATGAGACGTGCTGCTTTATCGCAATTCTCCGCAGTCGCACAGAGCGCCCAAAGCGCATCATCGAGGCCATTAGTTTCAAGGATGGTAAGCAGGTTAATTGGTTCATCGTCTTTAACGTCTTTCAAAGACTCGAGCAGGAACCTGTAACGTGAAGAGCAAGCTCTTGCCTTGTGTAGTAGATCAAATGTCGTAGTCAGATTCATTTCTTCTCCATTTCGGCGATGATGCCTTTGGCTATGCCGAGATCTTGTTCGCGTAGGGCGCGGCGGTCGATCCAGTTGGCCAGCAGCGCCGGAAGGACTGAGGCGACGACGAAAAAGGCTAACAATTCAAGAGCTAGGCGCATTGGGAGCCTCCTGTGTGGCCTTGGCTATTGCTTCGTCTAAAGCGTCTACGGCGTCTGTGAAGCTATTTCTTGGAGCAGACGTAAGAGACATTTCCGCGAGGGCTTTCTTAGCGGCTTCGAGCAGGTCCGGGGCGGCTGCTATGAGCTTGCCGAGCGGGATAGGCGGCAAGTCGTCCGGGCCACAGGTGACGCGGTAATCTCGCCTCCAGGAAGAATCGAAGCCACAATATACGACTTTCATTTTCGTGTTCCTTTCTGCCCGTAGGCGCGTTAGCGGTTGGGCCGGTCAAGCTGGCCTTTAGGTTAGGCTCACGGAATCTCGTTTTCGAGAATCTTCTGCATTTCTTCGATTGCGCCGGGATTGTCGAGCCAGGACCATGTTTCATTGGCCTCGTCCGGCGAAAGTGTTTTGAGGAAATCTGCGAGATACTTAGGCATAAATTCATTCTCCATTCGGGTGGCATTGGTTGACGTGCGCTTCGAGTTTTAGGCTATGCTGCCATTTCCGCGAACCAGGGGGACAATACGGGCAGGTGAGCCAGGGGTTGCGATTGCCGGACGTGGGCCGTTTAACGCCTTTGCCGCGTTCGCCGAGGATTGAGGCGGCAACGGATACGCCTAGCGGTGTGCCGCATTGGGGGCAGGTGGTCATTGTGTGGCCTCGGTGTGTTCCGGTGCTAAATCTTCGTGATACCAAAGCGGCGGTCCGATTTCATTTACAACGATAAGACTAATACTGTATTAGTGTCAAAGGAATAATGAGTGCTGATAACAAAAGGCTTAGGAAAGTTATTCACAGGAAATCCACAGCCTACTTGTTCGCCTTTTTGACAATACTCACAGACTGGATCGCCCACTTTTCCAACAGGCCATATTCTGGGAGTATAGTGGAGGAATGAGCGAAACGGTCAAGCTGAGTACGCTTATCCCCGACATGAGAAATGCGAATCTTGGCACGCCGAGGGGATCGCAGATGATCGAGGACAGCCTGCGGCAATACGGGGCTGGCCGGTCAATCCTGCTGGCTTGCGAGAAAACAGGCCGTAAATGCTATATGATGGAGTTGTCGCCCCAGTATTGCGACGTAATTGTAACCCGTTGGGAGCAAGCGACAGGCAAGAAGGCGGTGCTGAGTGCCGGATAGAGAACAGGACGGAGGTAACACCGCGAGAAACACCGCTGGTCTGCGGCCGCCGTGGAAGCCCGGCCAATCAGGCAACTTGTCAGGCCGGCCAAAGCGCAAGCCCCTCACCGACGCCTATGCAGCCCTGCTTGATAAGCCCATTCCTCCCGATATGGCTCGGCAATTAAAGCTAGACGAATCCACCACATACGCACAGGTAGTTGCAATGTCGCTGGTACGCGAGGCTGTTAAGGGCAAGGTAAGCGCCGCCGCAGAGGTTGCGGACAGGGTGGAGGGCAAGATCACGCAGCCGATCTCCGGGCCGGATGAGGGGCCAATCGTCGTGCGTTCGCTGAATGATTTCTACGCAGGTCTGGCCGAAAAGAAGTGATACAATGTAATACATGTGTGATACGTCGCTTATTTCCATGCGGATTCCTAACGCGCTACTTGCGGCTATTGACGCCCAAGCCAAAGCGGAAGATCGCAGCCGGTCTAAAGTGATTGTCATGCGCCTATCGGGGGATAGTTCAAACGCCCGAATCCAGAGCCGAGAGGACAGACGGATAAAAAGAACGGCGGCTGCGGAGCCGCTGATGCGAGTGCGGTCACAGTCCGACGAGGGAGACTCGCAACCCCGACCAAAACCTTTATGCGCTACCAGACCTGCCCACGCGCCTAATTGCTCTTGCGGAATGTGTAGGCCATCGAAATGAGCGCGATAGCCCAATCCCCAACACTCAACCCATGTTTACGCGAATTCTGGACAACTCCAGCGCGTGGCCGGGTACTGTTCGGGGGGCGTAGCTCAAGCAAGTCTTGGGACGCTGCTGGGTTTGCAATCTTCCTGGCCTCGACTCTCAAAGTCCGTTTCTGCTGTGCGCGTCAATTCCAGAACAAAATAGCGGAGTCGGTATACACGGTTCTCAAGCTGCAAATAGAACGGTTTGGGCTGGCGGCAGAGTTCGATATTACAGATCGGTCAATCGTTCATAAAACTACAGGCAGCGAATTTATATTCTATGGGCTGGCCCGCAATCTACAGGAAATCAGATCGCTTGAGGATGTTGACGTTCTCTGGATTGAGGAGGCACACTTTCTCACGAAAGAGCAATGGGAAGTATTGGAGCCGACCATCCGTAAAGAGGGGTCGCAAATATGGCTCATCTTTAATCCGATGTTTGCCAGCGACTTTGCATACCAGCGATTCGTGGTCAATCCGCCTACGCGCTACATCCTTCGCAAGATAAACTATGATGAGAACCCGTTCCTATCGAACACGATGATGGAAGTAATCGAGCGGACGCGCTCTGAGTCAGAGGAAGATTACCGGCACATCTACCTTGGGGAGCCGCGTGAGGATACAGAGGGCACAGTTATTAAGCGCAGTTGGATTGAGGCATCCATCGATGCGCACCTAAAGCTGGGCTTTGAGGCTACAGGCAAGCACACCATCGGCTTTGATGTGGCTGACGATGGGGAGGACGCTTGCGCTAACATGTACTCGCATGGCAGCGTGGCCTTATGGTCAGACGAATGGCGGGCGCGTGAAGATGAACTGCTCAAGTCGTGTATGCGAACCTATGCAGCGGCGTCTGAGCGCAAGGCGGACATTCGGTATGACAGCATCGGCGTGGGGGCGTCAGCCGGCGCGAAGTTTGACGAGCTCAACCAGGTTCGCGATAAGCATTTGCGGGTGAGGTATGCCAAGTTCAATGCAGGGAGCGCAGTAGAGCGCCCCGAAGAGTATTATGTGAGCGATAGGCAGGACAGAATCAAGAACAAGGACTATTTCTGCAACCTCAAAGCTCAGACGTGGTGGGGAATTGCAGACCGTTTTCGCAATACCTACAATGCAATCCACCATGGGGAAAAGTACAGGGATGACGATCTAATAAGCATTTCGAGCGACATGCCGCATCTGGAGAAACTGAAAACAGAGTTATCTACTCCCAAACGGGATTTTGACCGCAATGGCCGGGTAAAGGTGGAGAGCAAAGAGGACTTGGCGAAGTCTACGCGCATCGGCGGCCCGGTGCCTTCGCCTAACCTCGCAGATGCGTTCGTCATGGCGTTTGCATCGCCTGTAACGTCATCGCTCCTAGTAAGCGACGCGGCTATCGCTGCCGCAATGAGGAATCTATGAGATATAGACGCACAGAAGAGGAAATGCTGGCCGAGCCTACGCCAATGATGTATTCCAAGAGTCAGATTGCCTTACGTGACGGTGTGCGGAGCAGCTTCCCATGCTGGCGCGGGTCACGTCCGTTTGACTTCCGTAACGGTTGGACACGCTTAGGCGATTTCTTCGCTGAGGGATACTACCTGCGTGACGAAATGAGAGAATTAGTGCATAATCGTTTCGGAGTGAGCCTTTAATGGAAAACGAAAAGCCTACCGAGCAGCCGTCAAGCAGCCGTGATCGTGTCCGCCGTTACCGCGAGAGGAAACGCAAAGGTAACGAACTTGCAACGCAGCGAATCAGTCCGTCTGCGATTCGGTTGGCTCTTGAGGAGCCAGTCGAGCGCGTCCACTATCCTATCCGCATCCCTGTGATACCGAAGGGAGTAGCTCCGCATGGGGTTACGCCCCAGGTGGCAATGGACTCAGAGCCAGCCTACGAGTGTGCGCGTCTGGCAATGGACGCTGGGCCGCAGTTCGGCTCACAGCTTTATGCGTACAGCAACATCGAAGGCTTCCCCGGCTACCCGTACCTGATGCTTTTGGCTCTTCGGTCTGAATACCGCAACATGGCGACGGCGCTGGCTACGGAATTGACGCGCAAGTGGATTAAATTCAACAGCACAGACACCGAGGATGAATCGACCAAGACGAAGATTACCGAGATTGAGCAAGCGTTTACGGCGTTGGGAATTCAGGGCATTATCCGCAAGGCGGCGGAGCATGATGCGTTCTACGGGACAGGCCAGATTCTCATCAATATCAAAGGGGCGGACCTAAAGACGCCGCTCATCATCGACCCGCGCACAGTCAAGAAAGACAGCCTGATTGGATTTAAGAACGTCGATCCGATCTGGACAACGCCGCTGATGTACAACTCCCTTACGCCCTCCAGCCCGAACTTCTACAGGCCGGATAGCTGGTGGGTAATGGGTGAGCATTGGGACGCATCGCGGGTAATCGTGACCGTCACCCGCGAAGTTCCCGACATCTTCAAGCCCGCGTTCAACTTCTCCGGGATGAGCTTATCGCAACTTGCGGAGCCTTACGTCAATAATTGGCTGCGTACTCGGCAGAGCGTTTCTGACCTCATCAACAACTTTTCTATCGTAGTTCTCAAGACCGCGATGGACCAGGTACTCACGGGTGGGGATGATGGCTCAAACCTGTTTTCCCGTATCAAGCTATTCACAGCCACGCGGAGCAACAAGGGGGTCATGGCGCTGGACAAGGATCGGGAAGAGCTTGAGCAGATTGCCGTTCCCTTGGGTGGTTTGCATGAACTCCAATCACAGGCGCTTGAGCAGCTTTGCGTCGTGTCGAGAGAGCCTGCAACGGTTCTGACAGGCATCACCCCATCAGGATTCGGCAACGTGGCCGAGGGCGAAGTCCGTATCTGGTATGACTACATCCACGCCCAGCAAGAGGCACACTGGCGAAGCCCGATAGACAAGATGTTCAAGATCATCCAAATGTCGATGTACGGGGAGATTGACCCAGAGATCACGTTTGAGTTCGTGCCACTCTACGAAATGACCGAAGAACAGAAATCAAATATGCGCGTCAACGACAGCGTCCGGGCCGGCAACTTGATTGACAGGGGTGTGATTGATGCGCAAGAAGAGCGCGAGCGGCTGGCGCGTGATCCAGAATCAGGGTACCAAGGAATAGACATCACCAAGGAGATTGCGCCGCCGGATGAAGCGGAGGAGGGCGCAAACCTGGCAAGGGGAACAGATTCGGCGCTGGGCATGGATGCTGATTTTGTGGAGAGTGAACACCCACGTGCTCCCGATGGACGGTTTGGAGACAAGCCGGGGGAGCAAGACGCAAAAACCGCAAAACAAAAGTTTAATGAATTTGATGACGAGATGTATGGGAAGTACAAATTCGATTTTGCGCAGAAAGCAACCAAACAAGAGAAAGAGAAGTGGGATAATCTAGTTGATGCCTACAAAAAAGAGGCAGATGCATCTCGTCCCAAGCCAAAAGAAATACAGGATACAAAGCCGGCAAGGAATAGCAATAGCGCCCCTACCCGTCCCATTATGAAACACTCTATGGGAGATCAATTTAAGCAGACTAAAGAACCAGAGATCATTGACGATAAAAAGTTTGAGGAACTACAGGATATGCTTGAATCGAGGAAATCATCGCCAATCACATTGCCTGTTATCAGACATTCAAACTCTGATGCTGCGAGTCAAACAGAGTTCGGCGCTGGAGGTATATGGTTCCAGATATCCAATGAAAGTTCTAACGGGAAACTTAATCCATACGCCGAGAAGTACCGTAATAAATTCAGTGGAACCATTACGCTCCGTCATCCTTATTTGTTTGAAGGGGAAAACGTATCATCCCTTGGGGGGTATGAACTGAAAGATAGTTCTCTTGCAATCGTTAAGAATCTAGGAGGAATTGATCCTAATGAAATAATCTTTTACGACGATGAAGACTTAAAGTTACCGGAGGGAACAATGGAAAGAATAAAAGAGCAATATGAAAATGCTCCCCCTGAAGACGATACGAAAAACTCTAATCCGATGGCGGATGCACTTGCAATTGAACTTCTTAAGGCGCGTGGGTACGATGGTTCTATCCAGGTTCCCAGTGACGCACAAGAGAAACAGGCTGAAGTAATTTACGTAGGAGGAAAATGAGCGATCGAAAAGCAGAAGTAGAACATCTCATCGCTAGTCTCAATATTCCTCTCTTGCGCATCACGAAGCATAGAATCTTTAAGCTTCCAGATGGCTCTCTTCTTTCTCTACCTAAAGGAAGCAGTCACGGAATTTCATACAATAGGGGAGCAAGCCGTCTACGTAGGTTGAATCTTGGAAGGGGAACAGCATGAGCATGACTCCCAAACAGAAGAAAAACAGCCGCGATCTACATGAGGCGATTGCTCGGCTTTTACTGCCTAAACTGAAGAACCGCAAGCAGCGCCGGAAGTTTGAGCGCAGGATACAACGCATGAGGGATTCAATATGAGTAACGACACATTCATTTTGCGCCAGCCAAGGCCGTTGACGAAACTGGAAATGGTGGATATTCACCTGCTCGTCAAAGCATCACATCCTATGCTCGGCTTGCCGCCGAAGAGTGAGCCATGCAAGCCAGCAAAGTAAAGGCAATCCGCGCCGTATGGCCCAACGCTGGTGTCCGTCAACGGTATCAGCGGCGCATGACCGCTCTCATTCGTGAGATGGCCGATTCTGTGGAGTATTGGCTACAGGCTCAACGCAAGGCCACGCCGCCAGTCTTGGCAACCGACTCAACTCCGGCAGAGCAGATGCAGTTCGAGTTCAGGAAGCTGGCGGAACGCTGGCAGGGCAAGTTCGATGAGATGGCCCCCAAGGTGGCCGCGTCGTTCCTCAAGAATCAATTTAGGGGCACCAGCGCGGCTATGCGGATGGCTCTGCGCGAGGCTGGCTGGTCGATTGAGTTCACTATGACTCCGGCCATGCGGGATGCGTTCGAGGCGTCACTGGCTGAGAATGTGGGGTTAATCAAGTCGATACCCTCTCAGTATTTACAAGAGGTTGAAGGTATTGTGATGCGCAACTATGCGGCGGGGCGCGATCTCAAGTCGATGGCTGCGGAGATTCGGGCGCGTTACCACGTGGCGGCGAACCGGGCTGTGCTGATTGCAAGGGACCAAAGCAACAAGGCGAACGCGGTGGTACAGCGGGCTCGACAGCAGGAACTAGGAATTAAGGAATCGATCTGGCTCCACTCCCATGCGGGAAAGACTCCCAGGCCTACGCACGTCGCCATGAACGGCAAGCGGTACGACATAGCGAAGGGGATGTGGGATTCGGCAGTGCAGCGGTTCATCTGGCCGGGCGAGGAAATTAACTGCCGGTGCCAAGGGCGGTCTGTGCTGCCATTTACTCCCGCCGTGAAATAGTCACCGTTTGGCGCAAACGTCTTTAGCAATGACGCCCACTACGGAGCGCGGTGGAGCAAGCAGCCATCCGGTATCCTCATCACCGGGAGACAAATAGTATCCTCGACAATTGAAAATCATACCGTGGGGACCAGGGTCCACCCCGATTGCTTGAACCATTACTATGACCCCCACTTGAGTGCGCCGAGCGGTACCTATATTTGCTCTGAACCGTGCGCCATTGGTGGCTGTATACACTTTCCAGACAGATTTCGGCTGTGGATGCTTCTTGTTTTCCGCCGCACAGATGTTTGCTTGCTCTGGAGAGAACGCTGTAGGGTTATAGTTGGACGTGCAAGCCGCTACGGAGCATTGTTCGTCCGATTTGTCTCTATTCGGTCGGTACTGTGAATCTAAAACGTAGCATTCAGATCTGGCCGCTTCCTGTGCAAAGCATACAGAAGCTGCAATTAGCGCCAAGCCGGCGAAGATAGGAAATATCTTGTTTATTTTCATTTGTGCCTCCAGCACGTAATAGCCCACCATGCAAGCAGACCGAGTACGATACATACCGCATTGGCAAAAATCTCAGTCATGCGCTTTCTTCTGTTTCGCCCGCCACTCCCGCAAATACCTGGACTGGCAAATCGGGCAGCGTTGGCGTCCATCCTTGCCGGTTTTCAGCTTGTGACCACGGCGGCATAAGGGAAAGCGGGTCATGCTGTTATTTCCGTTTCAATTAAAGGCTCAACGAATGCCCAGTGAGTGACTTTGTGGCCAAACTCCCATCCGCGATTTTCACATACATATTGGAATGGAAGGCGGTGGTTTCCGTTATCACAAAACACGGGATCGGGCAGCAGTTCCCTGCTATACAAAAAAATATGAACCATTTCTCTGCGATCTCCAAATAAATTACTATCAGGAACCCAGCAGAGAACGCGAACCCCAATAGGGGGAAGTTCAACAGAGCAAGCAGTCCATTTCATGTTTCACCTCAAGTTCTTTTCACAAGCGGTTGGTAGGGACTTGAACCCTAAAGGATGCGCGCAATGCAGTGCCGCAACCATACCGGGTTTAGCTGCACTCTGCCCCGGCGTTGGCGTTGCCAGTTACGTTCTACTGCAACCGCTCTAAATCCACTATAAGGCAAATGCCTTTCTTTTGTCAAGTGGGGTCTTGCGCTCCTATTTTCATAGTGCAATTCTCGAAATCGAGACAGCTATGGAGATCGCTTGCGACTCGAAATTGCTAAACCGGCGATACGACGCGGACGGACGCCTGCATATTCTGCGGACGCCAATCTCCAAGGCGACGGTCAATCCCTATTACGGACGCGAGATTCCAGACGCGGACAAGCTAGGCCTGGAGCCGGAGCGGGTGTATTACCTGTTGCGCGATCCGGGGGAACTAGCCAAAGCCGCACCATCATTCGCTCGGAATCAATTAATGTTCGTTCACACGCCGGTGAGCGCGGACGATCCCAAACAGGACAGCATAGCGGGGACGATAGGCTCGGATGTGGAGTTCCAAGCTCCGTACCTGATAGCGGACTTGTGCATTTGGGATGTGGAAGCGATAGCGGGAGTGGAGACGGACACAGTGAGGGAACTATCGGCCTCGTATCGTTACCGGGCGGACATGACACCGGGGATGTACGAGGGTCAGAGGTACGACGGGGTGATGAGGGATATTCAGGGAAATCACGTCGCGTTGGTTAAATCAGGCCGCGCCGGAGCAGATGTGATGGCGGCGGACAACGAATTGGAGACGAAGATGGAAACGAAATTCGGCAAAGCTCTTTACGCAATTCTCTGTGCTGCATCGCCCAAGCTGGCAGCGGACGCCGCTCTCAAGCCAATGGTGATAGGCCTGACGCGCAAGCAGTGCGATCTTCGTGCGCTCGAACCCAAACTCTTGGCCATGGACGCCGAGCTTCGCAAGCCTGAAACACTGGCCGCGATGCAAGCTGCCAAGGACGCGGAATCTGAAGAGGAAACCGAGGCCGAAAAGAAGGCTCGTGAAGAGAAGGAAAAGGCCGCCAAGGACAAGAAGGCCAAGGACAGAAAGACGGCCAAGGACTTGTCTTTCGAGGAGTGGGCAAAGGAAGAGGAGGGCGAGTCCGACCACAAGGCTAAGGACGGCGAAGAGGAAACCCTCGAAGAGAAGAAAAAGCGTTACGAGCGTGAAAAGCGCCGCGCCGACGACTCCGAAGAGGAGTCCGAGGAAGAGCGCAAGGAACGCATGGAAAAGCGCGCCAAGGACAAGAAAGCCAAGGATTGCAGCGCCGAGGATGGTATGAAAAAGGCAATGGATGAGTTCAAGGCTGACCTTCGCTCCGCCGACGAAGCCCGTCGTGCAGTTCGCCCGGTCGTGGGTGATGTGCTGGCCCAGGATTCAGCGGAAGGCATCTACGGCTTCGCGCTTGACCAGATGAAGGTTGACCGTTCAGGCGTTACCGGCGTTCCGGCTCTGCGGGCGCTCTTCAATCTGGCGCATCAGGCATCGAAGCCCGCCGCTCATGTGGCGTTCGATTCGTCAATCAACGTGGAAGAGAAGTTTACCGGCGCAGGCCGTCAAATTCAGGTGATGTGAGGAGAACATTATGGGAAGCAATCTCATTGGAAGTTTTCAGACGCGGGTCAATCTCAACAATCCCTATGGGGTTGAAGGTGATTTCGCAAGCGCCAATCCACGGGCAACAGCACTCACGCCTGATGGTGGGGCGCTTGTTGTGGGGCCGCTCGGTGTAACCATCGGCAAGTTTGCATGGATTGAGTCTGATGGCCGTACCGTGACTAACTCTGGCCAATCTCCGGCGCAACCGGATGGTTTTGTTCATCGTGACCAGCAAGGTCTATTGACTGAGTATTTGCAGTCTGCCGGTATGTTGATTCCTCCCGGATTCCCTGTGACGCTCATGCGGGCGGGTGACTTTCTTGCCAAGAACGCCGGACCAGGCTCACTCTCTCGGAGCAGTTCTCTCTATGCGTCCTACGCAGACGGGTCTGTGGGTAGCGCGGCAGGAACGGCGGGTTCGGTGACGGCTACTCTCGGATCAACGAATACGGGCAGTCTTGGATCAACAAACACTGCGGCGCTCGGATCGACATCTACCGGCACGGCAGTTGTCGGCAATTCTGACCAGATTACCCTCTCGGCTGTGACGGGATTGATTTCGATTGGTGATACCGTCTCTGGAGTTGGCATTACTCCCGGCACAACGATTCTGGCTTTTATCAGCGGCTCGTCTGGCGGGGCAGGTGTTTATCAGTTGAGCGCAGAAAACACGGCTGCTGCCGCAACGATTACCTCCTTCGGGGTTACGGTTCATGTGACGGTGACAACCGGACTGATTTCGATTGGCGATACGATTAGTGGTGGCGCTGGATTCCCTGTTGGAGCCACGGTCGCTACTCAGTTGGCAGGCGGCACACCGGGCGGCGCGGGAACTTATACGCTGACTGCTCCGGGCACGGCCTACACTGCCAGCGCAACGGGAGTGACGACCTTCGGGAGCGTCGTCAAACTCACGGTCGTTTCAACCTACGTCTCGATTGGCGATACAATCACAGGCGGCGCGGGCTTCCCGGCTGCCGCTACGACCGTGACAGGCTTCGTCAGTGGCACGTTGGGTGTGGCTGGAGTTTACACAATCAGCCATCGAGGAACCGCTTATACGGCAAGCGCAACGGGTGTCCTGACCTTTGGCTTGACGGTATCTGTGACAGCAATCGGGGCAGGAACATTCGCTCCCGGCCAGCCAGTCGCAGATGCTACCAACCCAACCTATGTAGTTGCCAATACCGTGATCGAATCGCAAATCAGCGGTACGCCTGGCCTGACCGGAGTTTACACTCTGAGTCTTCCGGCAATCTCTTACTCGGCAGGCGACAACCTGACAACTACTGCCGGCATCGCGCTGACAAACTGGACAGCCGTACCGCTCTCTGGAACGTCCGCCGCAGTCGGCGAACTGGTACAAATTACTACATGGGGGAATTGACAATGGATCGTCATCTTGAAGCAGTATCGCAGAAGTGGGGCATCAATTTCATGGGGGTTGATGCCCAATTGCAGCAGACCGAAAAGGAACGCGGTGGTCGGCTGGCTATGGATGCTCAACCCGCTTTGGTGACAGTCTCGAATAGCGGCATCCCCGCGTTCTTGTCTACCTACATCGACCCCAAGGTAATTGAAGTCCTTGTGGCTCCGATGAAGGCAACGGAGATTGTTGGCGAGGAAACCAAGAAGGGCGACTGGACTCGCGAAACAGAGATGTTCCCGATTGCCGAGTCTACCGGCATGGTTTCTTCCTACGGCGATTACTCAGAGACGGGCACCGCTGGCTCGAACGTGAATTGGGTTCAGCGCCAGTCCTACACGTATCAGGTCATTACGCAGTGGGGCGAACGTGAACTGGAAAAGATGGGCCTTGCGCGTATCGACTGGGCCAATCGCCAGCGCGTTGCTTCTGTTCTGACGCTGAACAAGTTTCAGAACAAGAGCTATTTCTTCGGCATTGCGGGGTTGGCAAACTACGGACTGCTCAATGACCCGTCACTGTCGGCTCCCATTGCTCCCATCGCTGAGGGAACACTTGTGACCTGGGCGCAGAAGGCAACCGACCCCAACGGCGCCATATGGGTCTACAACGACATCAGGGCGCTGTACGGGCAGCTTGTCTTGCAGGCTAACGGCCTCGTGGAACTCGACATGGCTTCGCCTCTGACGCTGGCAATGTCTCCGGCCTCTCAGGTGTATCTGACCTTGACGAGCAAATTCAACGTCAATGTGCAGGATATGCTCAAAAAGAACTTCCCGAAGATGAAGATCGAGACGGCGCCCGAATACTCGACCGCCTCCGGGGAACTCGTGCAGTTGATCGCGGATGAGATGCAGGGGCAGAGGACGGCAACCACCGCCTTTACCGAAAAGCTGCGCGCGCATCCGATCAAGATTGAACTGTCGAGCTTCAAGCAGAAGCAAAGCCAAGGCACATGGGGGACTTTGCTCTTCCGTCCATTCTTAATCGCGCAACTACTTGGCGTCTAGCAGTTCAACAGGAGTCGCAGAGATGCGGCCTCAGCGCGGCCTATAGCCGCTCCTTGAAAGGGAATCATGGCAAAGGAAACAGTTCTCATCGGTTGTCGTCTACCAAACGGCCTTGTGTTGCATCACCCTAAGAACCGCAACCTGACCGTAACGCTTGCGGGGGTTTACGAGGCGAAGACTGAAAGCGGCCTTTATCTTCCGCCGAAGATGTTTTCTATCACGCCCGTCGATGCTGAGTTTTGGGCTGCATGGAAAGAAGCATATGAGGGATTCGGACCTTTGAAGACACGGGCTGTATTTGAGGCGCGGTCAGACCAGGAAGCGGAATCGAAGGCGAAAAACGCTGAGAAGGTCAAGACGGGGTTTGAGCCGATGAGCAAGACGGCCAAGATTGATGGCGTTGTAATGGAGCCTGCCAATTCGTGATTGCCTCGTTCAATCCCGCTGTTTTTGTAGGCCGCTATCCAGAATTCGCAGCGGCCTACAGTGCGAATCCCGCGCTGTTCGCCTCGATGTTCTCCGAGGCTGGCCTGTATCTCAACAACACAGATTGCAGTGTGGTCCAAGATGTGACTCTGCGCAGCGTGTTGCTCAACATGGTGACGGCTCACATCGCGTTCCTGAGCGGGTTGCTTACCGCAGATGGCCAGCCCCGACCCGTAGGCCGCGTCAGTGCGGCCAATGAAGGCGCGGTGGGCGCTACCTTCGATTACTCACCAGCGACGCCTGGAAGCGGCGAATGGTTCAAGCAGTCGCAGTATGGAGCGGCGTTCTGGCAAGCTACGACCTGTTATCGGGGAATGAAGTATTTTGCAAACCCGACGCGGGTGGAAGGGTTTACTGGCACGAGTTTGGGTGAGATGCCTTGGCTCGTCCCTCATCCGGTATGACGGTCACGCTCTCGATTGACGCTTCCGAGTTGGAGCGCGATCTGGAGCGAATCGAGAATGAAGAGTTGGAGTTGCCGACGGTTTCGGCAGTCAAGGTTTCGTGTGATGGGGTTTTCGAGGAACAGGTGCCGATATGGCTACCAGAGCAATAAAGATGTCTGATGCGGTGACAGCCAAGCTCCTCGACTTGGCAAAGCAGGCGCATGGAACCGTTCAAGTGGGGTTCATCGACAGCGATCAGGCTCCGATTGCATTCTGGAATGAGTTTGGGCATAAGGGCAGGTTCCCCTCTCCGCCGCGTCCCTTCTTTCGCACAATGGTATCGAATGAGTCCGGCAAATGGCCTCAGATGATGGCTGGGGAGTTGAAGCGCAGCAAGATGGACGGGCATCACACACTAGAGTTCATGGGCGATCAGATTGAAGGGGCACTCAAAGATAGCATCGTGAACGGACACTACCAAGCGTTGTCTCCTGTCACGTTGATGCTCCGCGCCAAGTTTGGGAACCAGCCTGAAAAGATCAGAGCGCGGGACGTGATTCAGGCCCAGCGTGATGTGGCGGCTGGTAAAACTGCAAATGTCACAGAAACGCAGGAAAAGCCGCTGATCTGGACGGGAGATATGCTCAATCAAGGGATTTCATCCAAGGTGATTGACTGATGGACCTGCGCTCCATATCGAACGCCGTCACGGATTGTGTGAACCCAAATATCTCTGTCACTGTGAAGGCATCGACCGGATATGCTATCGGCTCCGGCCTCAAGCAGGTTCCGAGCTATGCCGCTCCCGTTACCGGATTCGCGCAAGTCCAAGCTCTCACCGCTGCCGATCTTCGCCACCTCGACGGCCTGAATATCCAAGGTGCTACCAAGTCAATCATCCTACGCGGCGAATTGAACGCCATTGTGCGCGTCAACTCGCAGGGCGGAGACATTGTGATTATTGGAACGCAGACGTGGCTTGCCGTGGCCGTACTAGAGCAATGGCCTCTGTGGTCACGCTGCGCAATTCAGCTACAGGATGTGAACTGATGAGCGCCCCGATTCAATACGTGTCCTCAATTGCGTTGGACTCTGTGTTTGATGCGCTCGGTGCGTTCATACAGCCATTCGTGGGGACTGCGGAAGTTGTACGCGCTCAGGTGAACCGGGTTGCAATGCCGGTTGGAAGCTTTGTTGAACTGACTGAGATTGCAAGTAGCGACCTAGAGGTTCCGCGCTCCACATACGACGGGGTGAATTTTCAGAGCGACATTATCGGGCCCAAGCGCCTGATGATTCAAGCAGACTTTTACGGGGCTTCCGCTGGCGACTGGTGCGCGGCGGTCAAGACGGTTTGGCGTACATCTTACGCAACGGCACAATTTCCCGAAGGTATTGCGCCGCTCTACTGTGACGACGGGCATGAAGTTCCGTTGATTACAGGCGAAGAGCAATACGAAAGACGTTGGGCGCTCACAATGAGTTTGCAGTATAATCCAACTGTGATTGTTCCGTTACAGTCGGCAGACACTTTAGGAATGAGCATCATCAAAGGTGCAGATGTTTAAGGAGAATTTATGACGATCCCGGCTTCACAAATCGCAAATGTAATTCCAGGCGTCCTCAGTCCCGGCGGCGCGGGTCTGGTAATGAATGGCCTTGTGCTGACAGAGAACGTACTGATGCCAACAGGCACGGTGTCGAGCTTTGCCAGCGCACAATCTGTCTCTGACTTCTTCGGACCGTCATCCGCAGAGTATGCCTATGCGTCTATCTATTTCGCGGGCATGGTGAATGGGACGCAGCTTCCATCGGCGCTTCTGTTCGCTTCCTACAACGGGACAGCGGTTCGTTCTGCAACTTTGAAGTCGGGCAGTTTCGCTCACTACAGCCTTGCCGAAATGCAGGCTATCACGGGTGTGCTTACCCTGACCGTTGACGGGACAGCGATTACATCGGCCTCGATTAGCTTAACGGGTGTGGCAAGTCAAAGTCTGATGGCAGCCGCAATACAAGCGGCTTTCACTACTCCAAATTTCGCGGTCTCCTGGAGTTCAGTGTCGAGCCAATTCGTTTTCACCAGCAATTCCACTGGGCTGCTTTCTACAATCACTTTCGGGACTGGAACGATTGCCGACGATCTTCTGACCACAGCAGCGGCGGGCGCGGTTCTTTCGCAGGGCGCGGCAGTAGATACGCCCTCGGTAGCCATGACAAGGGTGTGGGGACTTTCGCAGAACTGGGCAAGTATGGTGACTTTATTTGAGCCTGACCTTGCTGACAAGAAACTATTCGCTGCATGGTTCAGCGAGCAGGATGATGAGGTTCTATGGGAGTGCTGGGATTCTGACGTTCAGGCCAGCGTCCAAGGCGCCACTGAACCGTTTGGTGTTTGGGCCATAGCGAATCACGTCAATGGAGTGATGTGCATCGGCGGTGATCCGGCGATTGGTTCGCTTGCCCCTCTGGTGCTTAATGTTGCGGCCTTCGTACAGGGCATGATTGCGTCCATCAATTTCTCGCAGACCAATGGGCGCATCACACTGGCTGGAAAGTCTGCGCAGTCTGCTGCTGTTCTCCCGGCGTGCGCAAATCTCCAGACCTATCAGAACCTGTTGGCGAATGGTTACAGTTGCTACGGGGCATTTGCATCACGCAACGCGGGTTTTACGTTCTTCTCGAATGGCAATATGCCGGGGAGCTTCCCGTGGGCTGACCAGTACATCGATCAAATCTGGTTGAGCGCACAGCTTCAGCTTGCTCTGCTCAACCTGTACACGACAGTCAATGACATTCCCTATGACCCGACCGGATATGGACTTATTCGCGCATCGCTGGTGGGGCAAGCAACCGCGAACGGCAATGTGACGTATGACGGCCCAATCAATAACGCGCTCAACAATGGCGTCATTCAGACGGGCGTGAGTCTTTCTTCGGCGCAGGCGGCTGAGGTCAACAACGCCGCCGGTGCAAGCGTGGCTGGAACGATTCAGTCCAACGGCTACTACTTGCAGATTCTCGATCCGGGGGCGGCTGCCCGCAATGCGCGTCAAACTCCAATCATCAATCTGTGGTATACAGACGGCGGCGCGGTCCAGCAATTTAGTATGTCGAGTGTGGACATTCTGTAAATCTGTTTTCAAGGGGTGAAGTATGGGCGGATTCCTAAATGCACTGACGGGCGGAGCGAGTACAATCACTTCCGCAAATTCGGTATTCACTATCACCGTGGCGGGCCTGTTGCCTACGCCTGTGCAGTTGCAGGGATACTCGGCTGACAAGGCATGGGACACCGCCGCTGTAGTGGTCACTGAAACGCAGATTGGCGTGGATGGGCGCAAGACGGCAGGCCTGGTATTCAATGCCATCAAACAGACCATATCCTTCCAAGCCGACTCTCCCAGCGTGAAATACTTCGAGGCTATCTATGCCGCTCAGCTTGCAATGCGTGACGTGCTGTATCTAAGCGCCGTCATTCTGTTGCCCGCAACCGGCGAAGCCTACGTTTGCAATAAGGGAACGCTGG